AACTATTAAAGCACTAAAAAAGAGCATTTCCATGTACTACTTTGGTGCATATTCAATAAAAACACTTGACTTTTAAAATTATTTTGTATTAAAACTGATTCTCATTCTTAAAAACGGAGGACTTTTATGCCCAGAAGGAAAGTCCAGCAGTCGAGAGCATGCCCACGTTTATCTCAGGCTGTAAGGACTGTATATAACAGACGCAAACGTGGTACGCCTGATGCTGATTACTACATCATGCGGATGAACCATAACATTAAAGCTATAGGTGATTTACCTGTTAATCAGATAACAGAACCGTTGGTTAATGTTCTGATTGATTATCACAGGGAAACCTTTGATAACAGTAATAAAACTATCAATAAGAAAGTATCTGCCTTGAAGATTACATTGGAGGAAATGGCCTCTGATGGTTATATATCTATGGTTAAGTTTCCAAAAAGGTTAAAGGAAACAAAGGGAAGGACACATTACTTTACTCAGTCAATGGAAGAGGATTTATTAAGTACCTTTTTACATTGGGGTCTTTATGAACACCATGACTTTGTTAAATGCCTTATGGATACAGGTGCAAGACTGAGTGAATTGTTTGGTCTTGAAAAAAGATATGTGGATTTTAACCTTAATCAGATAACTTTTCCTGATCGCAAATGTGATAACCCTGTATCTGTACCTATGACTGATGAGGTGCAGAAGATACTAAGACCTTATTATCTAAAGTGTAGAGCTACAGATAAGCTCTTTCCTTATAGCAGTTATTGGCTGAGAACTATATGGAATAGGGTGAGAGATCACCTTGGCTACTCAGATAAGGATTGGTATGTACCACACCTATGTAGACATACCTGTGCCACAAGGTTAGTGCAAAGGGGTGTTCCTTTAGGTGTTGTAAAGGATTGGATGGGGCATGAGTGCATACAGGCAACCATGATCTATGCTCACCACGCACCAAAGCAGTTGCATGAGGCTGTAAAGGTGCTAAATAGTAAAGAATCCAGTACATCCATAGCGTCCTAGACGATGTTGATGAGTTGCTTACTGTTACCTACGAATTTATTTTTAAGTCTTTGTTTTATCAGCAGATTAAATAGACTTAAAATCCAGAGACTGTAATGGTCGTGCCGGTTCGAGTCCGGCCACTCGCACCATCCAGTAGAGGTAGCAGTAAGTAACTCAAATTGTTAATTAAAACAAGGAGTTATTTATGAGCAAGCAGTTAAAAGTAGAAGAAGAAATGTGCAGTCGGGGCTATGCTTCGAGGCAACGAAAAGTCCAGTTAAATATTCAGAAGGGTAAAGAGTCAGAGAATGATTATGCCAGAAGCATGATTGCTGCTGGTCTTGCACCCTATTCAAAAGCAATACAGCAGTTTATTGATAGAGCTTGGAGGGGAAAACCAGGGCCGAAGGCTGTCGCTGCTGTTAAGTTGTCAGAGTTTCCTGATATTGATGTTGTTGCTTTCATTGCTTTTAAGGCAATCATTGATGGTACATCACAGGGAAAGACTGCAACACAGGTAGCTATACAAACAGGGCATTTATTAGAAGATGAAATGCGGTTTAGTGTCTTTGAAGAAAGCGATAAGCGACATTTTACTGCAGTCAAAAATCATATCACTGATACAACCCACCCAAGATACAGACGTAATATGATGATTGGTCACATGAGAAGCAGAGGTTTTGTTTTTCAGTCGTGGGCAAAGGAAGATAAGCTGCGTATCGGCATGAAATTAATAGACCTGATAATAAATACATTGGGTATTGTTAAGGTTGCCACTAAAAGACTTAGCAGAACTACTAAAAACTATATTGAATTTACCGAAAGCATTAACGAATGGATGAAGAGACAACGCTGTAATCGGCTTGCAAGCTTTCCAATCTATATGCCCTGTGTAGAAAAACCTTTGGATTGGATTAGTGCCACAGAAGGGGGGTTTCATAGTGAAAGACTGCAACATATCAAGGCAATCAAATCTAGGAATCTTGATTACCTATCAGAAGTATCAGAACAAGAACCAGCAGCATTTTTTTCAGCATTAAATGCTCTTCAATCAACCCAATGGGAAGTAAATCTAGATGTTCTAGATATTGCTCAAAGCTGTTGGGATAGAAGTATAGAAGTTGGATGCCTGATTGATGCTGAAACATTACCCTTACCACCTAAACCACATGATATAGATACCAATGAAGATGCAAGGATTAAATGGAGAAAAGCAGCTAGTCTTATCCACGACCAGAACGCACATGATCGGGCAAAAAGATTTCAATGCCTAACCTTGTTAGATACTGCCCTGTATTACAAAGATGCACCCTTCTACCATGTATGGCAGGCGGATTTTACCGGACGAATCTATCCGGTAGCAGCTACTTTCAACCCACAGGGTAATGATTTATCAAGAGCCTTACATAGATTCCATAATGGAGCAGCTATTAATGATGAAAAGGCTAAGAATTGGTTAGGTATAGCAGGTGCTAATCATTGGGGGATGAGTCGTTGTAGCTATGAGGAGAGAATAGAATGGGCTAATACCGAAGGAGCAGCTTTAGCAAGACAGGTGGCAAGTAATCCAGAGGCTACTGTCAGCCTGTGGGCAAAGGCTGAGGAGCCTTTTCAGTTTGTGGCATGGTGTATTGAATGGGCTGGTCTGTTGGATGAAGGTTACGGCTTTATATCAAAGCATCCTGTTTTGTTAGATGGTTCTAATAATGGCTATCAACATTTTGCTGCAATGACCTGTGATAAAGAACTTGCAGGTAAAGTAAATCTTATTAAGTCTGATGAAATAAAAGATCTGTATGAAGAGGTAAGAGCAGAACTACTTACAGACTTAGCTGATAGTAAAGAACTGTTAGCTGTTGATTGGTTAAACAATAAAGAAGTTATTACAAGAAAACTGATAAAGAAACCTGTAATGATTATTCCTTACAGTGGTACGTTGTATGGAATATCAAATGCAGTTAAAGAATATCTATATAAATATGATGTAGATTTGCCTTGGGATAAAGATTGCTTTGCACATAACTATTATCTAGCTAGAAAAATTATTCAAACTGTTGAAAAGGTATGTCCAAAGTCATCAATCGTCATGCAATATTTAACTGATGTTGCAAGATGTTTTGGTAATGAAGATAAAATAATGAAGTGGAATACACCTTCTAAGTTTAATGTTTATCAGAATTATTACACTTATAATAGTAAACAAATCCGCAGCAAAATAGGCACTAGCACTGTGTACTTGTCACTTAATGATGAGGTGGAAGGTGTTGACGGAAGAAAATCTACACGTAGTTTTGCTGCCAACTTTGTTCATAGTTTAGACGCTGCTAATGTACATTTAGCATTACATAAAAGTAAACAAACAGGTCTTAGTAATTTTACAACTATCCATGATTGCTTTGGTTCTACTGCTGCTGATATAGAACAATTTATTTCCTGTGTAAAAGAATCCTTTGTCGAAATGTACACATCCAATGTATTAGATGATCTATATGATCAGTCTGTAATGCAGTTGAATAAACCCCGAAGACTACCGACACCACCAGATTTAGGGGACTTTAATATCTGTGAAGTGTTAGACGCACTATATGTGTTTAGTTAGTAATAAAGGATGACACAAAGCAAATGTACGATAATATTAAATTTACGTCCAACAAGGACGAATATAAAAGAAATTACAACCGAAATTTCCAAATGATTAAATCAGAAATTCTAAACATCACAACACCCGTATGTCTTTTTCAATTTGCTTGGCTAGTTGAACCAGATACTAAGTTTGATCAAGCAGGCTTATGGCAAGTTGAATGTCTAATCGACCCAGAGAAAGCACTGGAAACAGAAGAGCAGCTTACAGGTTTACTTGATAGGTGGAAGGCACAGCTTAAAGCTGCCAACCCTAGCAAGAAATTTAAACTTGCTCCTTTACCTTGGGAGTACACAGAAGTTGATGGTACACCATACTTCAAAATCAAAACCAAGATGAGAGCAGGGGGTGTCAGAGCAGATGGCACTCAATGGAAGCAAAGACCACCAGCTTTATTTAAAGCTAATGGCACACCAATGTCTGAGGAAGAAAAGGAAAGGGTAAACAAGTGTGGTCCTGGTACTACAGGTCAAGTCAATATGAAATGTAGTGGATGGGAAAACGCAAGTTTTGGTGTTGGTGTAAGAATCCAACCAGAAGCTGTCATTATTCATAACCATGTCGAATACAACAAAACAGCCCAAGGCTACGGATTTGAAGTTAAAGAAGAAGCAACCCAAAAAGAAGTCAAAGTCCAAGGTTTTGAAACAGTTGGTGCAGGGGACGAATTTTAGAAGCAAGTTTGAAGCTGGAATAGCAGCTACATTACAAGCAGAAAAAGTTCAATTTAGTTATGAAACACTCAATATTAACTACCAAATCAGTTGCACTTATAAGCCTGATTTCATCCTTGACAACGGCATCTGTATTGAAACTAAGGGATTCTTCTCGAAAGAGGACAGAAGAAAACATATTGCGATTAAGACGCAAAGACCCGAACTAGATATACGTTTCTGTTTTCAAAATAGTAAAACAAAGTTGAGTCGTGGCAAAAGAAGTTTAACCTATGGTGCTTGGGCAACCAAGCATGGTTTTCTCTGGAGTCATGGCTCTATTCCCAGAGATTGGTATGAAGAACAACAACAAGAGCAATTATGTAAGAAAGGCAAGCTGCCCTGAGTGTGGAAGTAAGGATAATATGGCTATTTATGATGACGGACATGGGTTCTGTTTTGGCTGTAGCTATACCTATCAACCACCAAGAGAAAAACCACGAAAATCTTTTATAAAAACTGTGAAGAAACCATTACTGAAATTTGTTATGCCAAAGGCATTACCAAAACGTGGAATTACTCAAGAGACTTGTGAACTATTTAACTATGGAATCACAGAACATAATAATGTACCTGTGCAGGTGGCAACCTATGAAGATTCTTTAGGAAGACCAGCAGCACAACATATACGCTATCAGAATAAAAGATTTATATGGCTAGGTGATGTAAGCAACCTACAACTATGGGGTCAGAGACTATGGAGACAGCAAAATACAGGAAAAATGTTTGTCACTATTACTGAAGGTGAAATAGATTGTATGTCTGTCTCACAGGCTCAGGGTAACAAGTTTCCTGTAGTAAGTTTGCCTTCTGGTAGTCAGTCAGCTAATAAATATATAGCAGCAAATTTAAAATGGTTATCTCAATTTGTACGCATAGTTCTGTGTTTCGATAGTGACGAGCCTGGTATGGTTGCTGCCGAAAAAGCAATTAAAATCTTACCTGCTGGCAAGGCAGCTATATGTAGACTCCCTAGAAAAGACGCTAATGAAATGCTCCTCGCAGGAGAGGGGGAAGAACTTAGAGATCTCTTATTCAGGGCAACACCTGTTAGACCAGATGGAATACTTAACGCCTCTAACCTCTGGGAAGAATTAACAAAGAAAGGTACTAACAGTATCTGTCCTTTTCCCTTTCCACAACTTGATAACTTTACAAGAGGATTTCATAAACAGCAGATGGTATGTATAGCTGCTGGTAGTGGTACTGGCAAATCAACTATCTGTAGAGAACTGGCTCATCATTTTATTAAGAATGATCTGACAGTTGGATATATAGCTTTGGAAGAATCAGTACAGAGAACTATGCAGGGAATCCTTGGCGTTGAGGTAAACAAACCACTGCATCTTGAAAATGATATTGAACATGACAGTTTAAAGCAGTCGTTTGATAAGTTGTTTGGTACAGGAAAACTATTCTTATATGATCACTTTGGTTCTATTGATCCTGATAGATTAGTCGAACAGATACAGTATCTAGCTACAGCAGAAGGTGTGGATGTAGTAATACTTGATCATCTAACAATAGTTGTGTCAGGAATCTCTGACTTAGATGAAAGAAGAGCGTTGGATGTAGTCTGTACCAAGCTCAGACAGGTGGTTGAATCTACTGGTATAGGTTTAATCATTGTTTCTCATCTGCGTAGGCCAGAGGGTAAAGGACATGAGGAAGGTAATAAGGTAAGTCTTAACCATCTGCGTTCTTCTCATTCAATTGCACAGCTATCAGATCTTGTTGTTGCCTGTGAAAGAAACCAACAGGGGGATGTAGCTGAAAGAGCAGAACTACAACTGAGAGTATTGAAGAATAGACATACAGGAATGACAGGTGAGATAGACAAACTATTGTATGACGATAAAACAGGAAGGTTAGTTCTTCCTATGGACACCTACTTTGGAAACTAATGACTTTACTAATTGACGCTGATTGGCTTATCTATTCTTCATGCTGTGCCTGTGAACAGGATGTTAGATGGAATGAAGACTTACATACATTACATGCTGATGAAAGAGATATACATGAAATGATTGATGGCAGAACTGCACACTATCAAGCCATAGCAGAAGACAAAGAAGATGTTGTTATGTGTTTCACTCAGTATCCAACCTTTAGACATACCATCTACCCAGAATATAAAGCTAATAGAAAACATAAAAGAAAACCATTAGGTCTATCAAAGATCATTGAACAAACTAGAGAAAGGTATCAATCTGAAAGCTATGAAGGGTTGGAGGGTGACGATGTAATGGCAATTCTTGCCACCAGTAAAAAATATCCTGATCCTATTGTTGTCTCAGTTGATAAGGACATGAGATCTGTACCCTGCACCCTGCTTGCAGGTGATGATCTTGAACTTATAACCAGACGTAAAGCTAACAGACATTGGATGATACAGGCTCTTACAGGTGATTCTACTGATAACTATTTTGGAATAGATAAAGTAGGACCAGTAACAGCAGAAAAGATACTTGGTGAAGCTAAGACACTTGAACAGATGTGGGAAAAGGTAGTGGCTGCGTATGAAAAAAAGAAATATAACTTTGCTGATGCTGTTCTTAATGCACAACTGGCAAGGATATTAAGAGATGGAGACTTTGATTTTCAGACAGGTGAAGTATCTCTCTGGACTCCATAAAAAAACACCAGCAACTTACTGAAGAGAAAGTAACTAGTGTTTTTGCCTGGATAAGCATCCCAACCTTATCACACATATTTTAACCTGCTATACTTTATTATCAAAAGTGAACTACAATACATATAAATCTTACTAATCATGCCATCTGAAAAGCTTCCAGTTATTACAGATGAATTGATCTTTGCCTTAGATCAAACCTTTCCACATCGCCATCCTGACTTGTCTTTATCTGATAGAGAGATATGGTTTAAAGCAGGGCAACGATATGTTGTTGATTACTTGATTGAACAACAGGCAAGACAAAAAGATACCATGCTTACTAACACAGTTTTGGAGAATTAATCATGTGTGTTTTCTCTACACCTAAACCACCACCTTTACCAAAGCCAGAACCAGTAGATTCAGCTATAGAAGATACTGCTGATAAGGTTGTTATTGGTGATAAGAGAACACAACCTGACAAGAAAAAGAAAAAAGTAGCTAGTACCAGAATGGGTAGACGTTTAGGTACAAGATCACTACAGATTCCTCTTAACCCTGGTGTTCAGTCTGGGAACTTAAACTACCCTGTATAAAATGGAGTATTCAACACAAGGACAAACTGCTGCTGGTAGATATGCACAACTACAGAGTGCAAGATCTACTTTCGATAGAGAAGCAAAAGAATCATCAAAACTAACAATTCCTAGTCTTATACCTGAGAGTACAACAGGTACAAGAGCAAAGATAAAAACCCCCTTCCAAGCAGTAGGTGCTAGAGGTGTGAACAGTCTTGCATCTAAACTTTTATTTGCATTGCTACCACCATCAACTGCTTTCTTTAAATTAAGTATTGATAGTCTTGAACTTATTAAAGAAGGACAGGAAGGTTTAGAAACAGAAATAGATAAAGGTTTACGAACAATAGAAACAGCCTTGATGAATGAGATAGAAATATCTAATGACAGGGTGGCAATGTTTGAAGCACTCAAGCATCTCATTGTTGGTGGTAATGTTCTTCTCTATCTAACAGATGATGGACTTAAGGTTTATCCACTATCAAAGTTTGTATGTAAAAGAGATGCTGTTGGTAATGTATTAGAAATCATTACACAGGAATCAGTAAACCCTAAAGCCCTTTCACCAGAGTTCTTAGAACAGATCAAAAAGAAAGAGAACTATGATGAAAAGACAATGGAAGGTG